TGAGAAATTGTTATCTCTTAGATCAATCATTGGATTGTACATACCCATAAACCGTGCCTAATTTTGTAATGCTAGGCATGGGTACACACTTTCCCAAAAGTTTCCTACTGACTTTGGGGATATATATTTCTTACTCTCATAACAACACTTATATTGTCACGATTCCATTATACAGTCATGAGTCAATATAGAGTTCATTCACGTACAAAGAAACGTCTTGCTAAACTCGAGGGTAAGATATGCCCAAGTTGTAAAGAGACTAGATTAAAGGCTTTAATAATCATGCCTGACGGTGCAATATCCTGTTATAATTGTAAGGCAGATACCACAAAAAGACGATATCAGGTACATGAAAATAAACCACATAAAAAGACGATATTAAGATTACAAAGGATTGAGTACCTAGGAAGGAAATGTCATACCTGTGGGTATGATAAGGTACAAGCAATACAGTTAGACAAGACAAAAAAAGAATTACGGTGTAAAAATTGCCTTAAAGCCGGTCTCGTATTTAAGTATGAAGATAAAAATACTTAGGGGTTATATACATTATATATATATAATATAGTTATAACAACATATAATACTTGTTGGTTTACTTACCTGACAAGACAGTTGGCTACCTTAAGAGAGAAGGATTATTCCCGGCGTTAACCGGATTAGTTCAGGGGGGGGTTATATCCCCCTTTTAGTAACATTTATATAAGGAACATACTCTATAGTATACAATGACCAACATATCAGAATTCGAAACATCAAGCAATTCTATATCATTAGCAAAAATAGATGGGAAACCGTTTACTATTGTTAGTGTTGAGAAATCAGATTACGAAGAAGGTTCAGGTGACGCAAGAGTTTCCACTCCCGGAGTGAAAATTACTGTAGCAGAAGAATTCGACGGAGTAAATGTTCTACATACAACTAGAACTGCCATTGTTTCAAAACTTACATCAGAAGCAGTTGTTCAAGCATTAGAGTCAGGTTCAATAGGACCCGTCAAATGTGCCAAAGCCAAATCTGGCAACGGCAAAGACTACTTCAAATTGGTAGACGCATAAGCGCTACTCCTTTTTTTTATTTTACTTCTTTATATAATATTANATTATATATTAATATGAACTGCCCAATATGTCGTACAAAAGTATTGAATAATTCCGATTACTCAGTCCACATGAACTTGGCTCACAGAGGTAAGACATATAGTCCCTTAGACTACAAAAATCTTAACAGATCAAACAAAGATTTAAATAAGGGAAAAGGTAAAGGAAACTATGAGTCAAATAACAGAACAAAAACAAATGTGGATTCTCGCTTGGACTAATTCTTTCGGACTTGAAGTAAAACTTACTCATCAGTATGAGGAAGATATTTATAAGTTTGGAGAAGTGTTATTAAGTGAAGGAAAGGAAATATCAGTATGTCGGATGGAATAGACTACAGTGACACGGAAGATATTATCGACAGCCTGTACGAACAGTCTATCATTGATAGGTGTGCAGGTGAGCCTCAACGCAAATCTATTCACGTTTCAGATCTTACGTCTGAGTGTATGAGAAAGGCTTGGTACAGATTAAATGATCATGCAGTAGATATAAAGGACTTTAAGAAATCATTACCTTTGGTACATGGAACCGCATTACACGAAGTATGTAACCTTGGTGGTGTAGAACACGAACTCTCAATGTTTTGTAANATTNAAAGAAGGTAGAAATAAGGAAGATAAGGATTCTTTATATGACTGTGTAAAAGGATCAATGGATGATCTAGTAGAGATAGATGATGAGTTGATTATATGTGACAAGAAAACTACAAAGAAATCAATACCTAGGGAAGTGCCTGATCAGTACAAGGCACAGATGAACATTTATAAACTTCTATATTATATCTCAAGTGGTGGAGTTGAAATTGAAAGGGCTTGTATTATTTATATCGATAAATCATCTGCTTGGGAACGTCATAAGGCTAGATGTTTCGACCTTAAGCCTATTGAAGAAATCCGTCAATATGTTTTGGACAAACTATCAATACTCAATACTGCCACCCCGCCTAAAAAGGTTGTAACTTTCTTGTGTCCTTGGTGTAGTTACTATACCGAATGTAATCCTAACGGGTATTAAGTTAGGTATATATAGGGCGTATGTATATTGTAATACATGACAACCAAACTATTTACTTACGGACTTTTACAAGTCCCAAGAATACAACAACAACTCTTTAAGAGAGCAATCCATACAGAGTCATTCGAGTTACAGGGATATAAGATCTCTGATAAATTAGTCAATGGCTTGTATAAAACAATCAAACCTAGTTGTGCTAGCTGTGAATCTACAGTTGAGGGCACAATCCTACATTTAGAAGAAGAAGACTTGGTAAAGACTGACAAGTTCGAAGGTGTTCAATCAGGCATGTACAAACGAATACAAGTTGCCGACGGAATAGAGGCTTATATTGTAGGAGCAGATTTTGAATAAATGCAAGGTATGTAATAAAGGGGACAAACCCTTTTGTTCAAAACATAATGGTGAATATAGAATAGAATGGGAAAAGGATAATATACTTTGAATATATTACATATAGGTGATATGGCAGGTAGCGCAGCTATTACTGCAAACATGTGTACCAAGTTAAATCATAATTCTGTAGTTATTACAGACGACAAAGTAGACGCATGGGATCATGGTGAATATTACAAGAACACAGTACATGTAAGAAATACTGTATTGTTAAAAAATACTGTAAGGGCTATGGCACACGAGTTTGATCATTTTGTATATCACGACAGATATGATATAGCCGCAGATCTAGATGATTTACATATAGATTCATCATTCATGTTTCATGGTAATATGTTAAGACAGGCACCTGAAATGTATAATCATGTAGACAATCTAGAATCAATAGACAATCTGTTTGTAACTACAGAAGATCTGATAAAATATGCACCTACCGCAGAACTGTTTCACAGACCTGTAGACTTGGATATGTTCACTATAAATCCAAACGCAGACAGACTTGATATGGGATTATGTCTTACTCAGGAAAGATATATTAAAGAGTGTAATATATTAACTGCCGACGAAGAACAAGTTGTACTTGTAGCAGATCGTATAAAGAATATAAGGTCTTATAGCGAAATGCCTGAATTCCTAAACGGGTTCAAGTATTATTATGACATCAAATATCAACCAACACATCCACCTATGTTGATACCTGAACTGTCACAAACAGGATTACAAGCACTTGCATGTGGTTGTGCAGTATGGAGTAACGGGATATGGTTCACCAAATTCCCAGAGATTAATTCAGACGAATGGGCTTGCAAGGAGTTTATAAGTGTTTTGGAAGAATAATTCACATGGTCAAGGGTAAAAGGGGTAACAAGGCACGCCCTACCAAGGATCTTTCAGAGATGAAGAACATCCTGAGGATCATGTGGATTTTTCAAGGTTTTTCTATTCGTAAAATGAGCAGGGTATTCAATGACAATCCTGAGTATGTAGCAAAGTATGGTACGGTATCTGTAACATCTGTACAGCATTATGTCAAGGAGTTCAGAAGAGACGCAGAGTCTTGGTATGACGAGGACGCAGTAGAAAAGTATGCCGCAGAGTTTGTACGTAAACAGCATACCATAGACGAACAGGTAGACAGAATAGACGAGGTTCAGAAACTTATAGATACAACAGATCCAAAAGAAAGAGAGTTATTTTTAAAATTTGAGATGGCTAAACATACTTTACATCAGGATCAGATCAAAATGATGAGTGAGATTGAATTAGTATTGCATATTAAGCGCTTAAACAAGGATAGAAGGCTAAAGAATGAGACTATAGTTATGCTACCTAACGAGGAAGAACAGAAGGAAGCAGTAGCCAAGAGGCGAGGGTATTTAAACGTAGACAAACAAGAGGATTCAGATGGCAGTAGAAAAGAGTAAAACATGCAGTAGATGTGGTATTGAAATTAACGGTGGTACACTTATGATGAAGTTACATATGAAACGTCACGGTAAAAAACAAGAGGATTAATATGGGTTTATTTGATGGGTTTATCAATGGATTAAGAAAATCATTTTCAGGAAAAGATTATTTAAGAGAAATTAATACTTGTAGAAGATGTAATAAACCTTGCTTTTTTGACAGTTGTTTAAAATGCGAAACTGACGAAGCGTATAGAGGTTGGAATAGGAAAAATGCCTAAAGGCTTTGTATCTGAGGAAACTAAACGATTCATAAATGTAGAAGGCAAGGTCGTAGAGAAGAAAGTTTATCCTGAATGTTTTTGGTGTTATAACCCCTTATCCGAAACAGAGTCATGTTGTTTTTGGCATTATATATTCTATCCTAACGGGGGTCCCGAAAGAGACGGTATATTTCATCCTTGTTACAAATATGAACAAGAGATTATAGAATATTTGGATCAGGGCAAATTAGATTCTGCAAAAAAGATGATGTGTGTTTACAAAGCGACAGGATTAGGTCTTACAGAACTTATCTTAATGTGGATTCTGTTCAAGGCGGCAACAGATCCGTTCTTCCAACAAAACGAGGACGTTGTAATTTTCACGGGACCAAACATTGAGTTAGCCAAGAAACTGATTGAGCGTATAAAACAATTTGCAAACGAAAGAGTAGAGTACGAGGATCATGGTATGTATAAGATCCAAATAGGCAAGGCAAACATACAAGTATATCCGTCAAACAACATTGACGCAGTTAGAGGTATTCCGAGAGTGTCTTGTGTATTCGGAGACGAAGCCGCGTTCTTTACAGGTCTTAAAGATGATAAACAAATTAGAACTGTAGGGGAAAGATACAGGGGCAAGTCAGATTCTTATGTTATATGGGTAAGTACGGCAGGTGACTTTGCTAGTGGATTCTTTTATGATATCAAGGAAGAACCTGACGCCGCATGTTCGTATAAGCGCTTCGAGATGTACGAAGATAGAGGATTAGAAAAAGATTCAGTTACAGGAACATCTATATTTTCTGATGAATATATTGATGAGGCACGTAAACTGCCATCATTCCCACAAGAGTTTCAGGGAATATGGGGTGCTAACATAGGTGATATCTACTCAACAGAGGCATTAGACCTTGTAACAGACATGGATTATGAGATAGATTATGAATTAGGCAGTAAAAACAGATTAGGATTTTGTGATCCCGGATTCGGATCGTCACAGTTTGGCATATGTCTTACAGAGATGAGAGACAACATGCCTTATGTTATTTATAGCAAGTCTTACAAGAGACAGAGTGCAACTGCCATGGTAAAAGAGATAGGCAGACTGGCAGATCTGTTTGGCATTACAAAGTGGGGTTGTGACAAGGCAAACCCTGAGATTATCAAAGATATGCGTGAGACTTTACATCTTAATGTTACAGCAATATCAAACAAAGAGTCAGGACGTAAAATGACAGTACAAGCCGCTACAAAAGTTCAGAAGAACAAGGTTAGAATACATCCAAAATTTCTCAATTTGAAAAAACAACTAATGACAATTACATTTGGAAAGAACGGACAGCCAAACAAGACCAAGGACAATCCTTTCGATGAAGGTGATTCATTTCAGGGAAACTTGTATTTAAGATTTAGTGGCTCTGGGCATTTATCGATTCAATATGACACAGAATAGAAATATAAGCACCTACATTAACTCTCATTATTTCAACACCCTGATCTACCAAATGTTTAACTTGTTGATTAGATAACATATCATACATTAATGCACCTTGCGGTAAGTGCATTGGAGATCTATGAACTTCATGTATTCCATATTTCTCATAATGATCTAAGGTCTTAGAAGCATATACATACGGGTATTGTTCTTTTTGAGTTTTTTCATCAAAAACCATATCCATTCCTTCTAATGGCTGATTAATCATATATATTAATCTTCTCCGTTGTATTTAAACCGTGTGTCTTTGCCTATCTTGGACTCTACTGCGTCACTTAGCATAGCTGCACAACTCAACACATGGTCAGTATGTCGTAAACCTGAATCTGTATCGAATTCTTGTCCGCCTAACCATGCAAATAGATGTCTTAACAAGGCAGAACTATATCTGTCCCAATCTAATCCCTCACCATTCTTGTAGTTAAAGGAATCATATTTTAATGCGCCATGAGTCAATGCCCTTGCCATAGCAAAAGCGGCATGTGCAGGTATTAGGCTCATTTTAGGCTTACCATCATCATATTTTATTGCTTCCATACTTCTTTATATTACANTGTACAATATAAATGTATGCTTATACTAAAATTAGACACAGAGGAATGGATTAGAGAGGATTATACGTCTACATCAGGTAATGGAATATCATTTACAATATATACCGAAGAAAAAATGGTTAATGTTAAAGATTTAACTGGATATACATTAAAAATTAAGTTTATTGATCAGCACGATCATATGTTGTATGACGAGTTTGACTGTGATGTGGTAAGTGCAGTAGCAGGTACAGGTGAGTTTCTTCCTCTTATCGGAGAACTTGATATAAACTTTATAGGAGAGATAGAAATAGAGTTAACAGGAACAAATGAGATATTATCAGCCCGTGGAACCAATGGCTCCGGTAAACTAAGAGTTAGATAATATAATACTTCTGTTTATTAACTAAAACGTAGAAAAGACTATATTGTTTGATAATATCAAGATAAATCCAATAGAATCCAAAGGAAACGCCTTTGTAGTCGAAGAAGGTATTAAAAGTGAGGTTAATTACCATGAATGGAGTGAAGGAACCAAGCCGGAAGTACCTTTTGCTAAGATTTATTACTTAAATGATCACGATTCAAGACTTTATCTTGCTTCTGACACCTACGTTCAACTCATTTTAGGCAGTGGAATGGTAATTTCAGGCAAGAATCAAAAGGCTGTAACTGCGCTTGAAAAATGGGTAAAAGATAATTATATTGAAGAAAAAGTAGAAGATGGATGTCATTCTTACGTTATTGCAGGTAATGTTATATACGAATTACTAAGAAAGGGTAAAAAAGTTGTAGATATTGATGAAGTGGATATAACAACCATGGTAGGCGCTAAAAGAGATAAAACTGGACAGATACATTCTTACACACAACATGTTAACGATAAAGATATTGAAATTGAAGCAAAAGATCTTGCACATCTAAAGTTTACCGCACGTAGACAAGAGATGTGGGGTAGATCATTGGCACAGTCTATTGTAACACCTAAATCTGTAGGTGGAAAGTACATTGAATCCTCAGTAGAAGAGATGTGGAAGATAGAAGACGCTATGGTAAAGATATTCAAGTCTTATGCCTCACCAATGATGATGATTCAGTTTGAAGATGTAGGTGAAGATTTTATTGAGGATAAACAACAAGAATTCAAGAAGATGGGTGCAGGCGCCAAGATTATTACTGATAAAGCATTTAAAGCAGAGGTATTCGAGGTTAATCCGGCTTCTAAATTCGATAAATACATTGAACATATGGAAAAAGACGTTATTGAAGCAGGTACACAGTTTGCTTCCCAGATCTTAACCGCAGGCTTTACAGCAAGGGCTTCTTCCGAGTCTGCAAGTGATATTATCAAACTAAAGATCAAACGTATTCAAAGACGCTTCGGATTAGGACTTAAAAAAGAGATATTTGACTTTGTATTAGAAGGATTAGGGTTTAATCCTAAAATAGTGGATATTAAAATAGACTTTCAATTCGATTCTGAATCTGTTCTATCTATACAAGACGTTACAGGACTCTTCGAGAAAGGAACTATAAAACGTTCAGAAGTTAGAGGTTACTTAGCAGAGAATACCGATGTAAAGATCGATATGACTGATATGGAAGATACCTTGCCTATCACATCTGTTACACCTACTGATAAAATAAATGGTGAGCCTACAGAACCACAGACAACTAAACCAGAAGACATTAAACCTGATCAAGAAATGCTCAAAGTGATAGAACAGATACATAATGATGTTAAAATGACTAAAAAAGATATTCGTGCTAAATTAAACAGTGTAATAAAGGCAAAAGAAGAGAAACTGTTTATAAAGGAGAATGAAGAGAAGTTATTAAGGAATAAAAAAATGCAAATTTTAGATAAACTAAGTAACGACCTAGGAGAAGACTCTTGATTAGATTCTATCACGAAGGTCAAGAAGTAGATCTTCTCAATCTTGGTACTACAGAACTAGGTACAACTAATAGATTAGAATTAGTAATGAAAAATGACTTTCATGATAAAGTAGAATTATTTGATCCTACCGTTGAAGATTCAGGATTAAAGGTTGTAGAATTTACATCAAAACTAGGTGTTAAAGAAGAGGGTAAACTTGTAGTAGAATTCTCTCCAAGCGTTAATCGTACTGAATCTCTCAAAGACTCTAATATTAAATTTAAAGTCGTGATTGGTTAATGGCAATTACACATAATGCAATAGCAACCGCACCAGATGAAGCAGGTGCAGAAATTAATAAAGCAGAATGGAATGACGACCATGCTGTATCAGATGGATCTTTTACAATAGCAAAAACTACAGGATTACAATCTGCATTAGATGGTAAACAAGCAACTATCGGTGATGATGATCTTACTATTGCAAGAACTACAGGATTACAATCTGCATTAGATGGTAAACAAGGTGTTAACAAACCAGAATTTATATCAATAGCATTAGGAGACGAATCTACTGTCTTAGCCGCAGCTTCTACAACTGTTCCTGTAACAACATTACATTTACCTTATGCTTTTACATTAACTGATGTTAAAGTAGGTTGTACTGTAGCACCAACTGGCGCTTCATTATTAACTGTGGATGTTCACGAAGCAGGTACTACTGTTCTATCAACTAAAGTAACCGTGGACGCAACTGAGAAAACATCTGGTACAGCCGCAACTGCCCCTGTAATATCAGACAGTTCATTGGCAGAAGATTCATTAATTGAGATATTTGTAGATCAACTAGACACTAATAATATAGCCGCAGGTGTAAAGGTCTATTTAATAGGGTATCAAACATAGGTGTTATGAATGGTTAAAGTAGAAAGAATAGATCAAAACAAGTCATTTGAAACAGTGTTAAAATTTATCAACGGTAATGAGACACAAGAGATAAGAGTTTATGTTTGGGAAGCAGACGTAATAGAGACCGCATTACAAAGTCTTTCATTGTCTGCATTAAATCAATTCTATACAAAATCCGGAACAACTACAGTCAAGGAGTGGTAAAATGGCTCCTATGATTATGAATCCATTTAGATTTGGATCCGACGCAGGTATAGGTGGATGGGTAGAACTAGCAAGAACTACATTAGG